ACAACTCCAGTACTTCCTTACTGTCAGGAAGCATATCAACCATTTTCTCTTGGTTGTCTTCGCTTAACTGGTTCCATTTATCTACTATAGCATATGCTTGCTCTTGTGTCAATTCAAGTTCAGAATCATCATTGAAAAAGTAGTGTACTGGATTAGTATTCTCACTCTCGATCTGCTCGCATAGTGATTCTAGATAGACTAGACCATCAAACGATTCTTTCTTGCTCTGCAATTGCTTAGCCAATCCTTTCTGTCTATCCTTTGCTTTCTTCTGATAGTCAGATGCTTTTGCACGAGAAATTAACTCAATCTCTTTCTTACGATTGGAAGCACGCTTCTCACGTTCTTGCTTCTTCGCTACCTTTCTTTTCTGAGAAATGAATTTATAAGCTTGCTTAGTAGTCTCACCACCGCTACTCTTTTGTTCTTCCTCTCTAATTGTTTGTTCAGTCATTTTCTTCTTTTTAGTAAGACGTTTAATTAGTTGACGAGCTTGCTTACTCCTACCATCTATGTAGGTAGGATCTCTTCTACGATGATCCCATTGCTTACCTGCGGACTCCATCTTCTTACGTTTCTTAGTCCTTCGTCTAGACATTTTCATGATAGGATCGAACCCATAGATAGCACCCTTACCAGTGGTCGGGGTGTTAATAGGTCCTACATTAGTGATGCCACCTGCACCCATCATAATTTTTTAAGCTCCTCTAGGATACAATCGTTAGTAGCAATCTCTCTTAAACTTTTACTTTCACCTATCTCAGGATATTTGTTTAAGAAGATCATGATTGCTTTTATATCTGACCAGTAATCCCTCTCCATTTTATAGAAGAGAAGTAATGGTGCAGCGTCACCAAATACATTGTATATGATTATGATATGATTCAAAAGAAGGTTGAGTTTGACCTCAACACCTTTGTGATATTTCTTGAGGAGACGTTTAATATACTTAAAACGTCTCATGTCCTCAAAGAAATCTTCTTTTGTTGCTGCCTGTGGATTATCATAATTTTTAATAGCAAAGAGGATATAATTATCCTCGTTCAATTCATCAAATCTCATACATTATGCTCTGTCTGTTACAGTTAGTGTTCCTGCAGTACTGATCTTTGTAACACCACCAATGCTGTTGTTAACAACACATCTATACTGTGCACCATTGTCAGCAGCAACTGTAAGTCCTGTAAGGGATCCAGTGTTTGCTGAAGTTTTACCAGACAAGTCCTTGAAGTTGGTTGAACCAGACTCTGCTCTCTGCCATTGGTATGTAAGAGATGCACCTGAACCTGTAGATGATGCTCCACTCAATGTGAATGTAGCAGCAGCTGTTGCAGCAACAGTTACTGTAACAACAACAGCAGCACCGCCACCACCACCAAGTGATGCGTCAGCGATTGTGATTGTCTCGTTGTCAGCGTAACCTGTACCACCAGATACCTGAGTAACTGTAGGTGTTCCGTTTGCAGCAACTACGACTGTGAAGTCAGCACCTGTTCCAGATGAGTTACCCGCAGCGTTAGTAACTGTGTATGTACCAGCAGTTCTAGATCCATCAGCACCACCGTTGTCACTAAATGTAGCAACAGCACCCGCAGGAGCGTATGTTGTTACAGCAGCAACTGTACCTGGTGTGATTGTAGATGTAATATCTGCTCCGATTGTATCGTCAGATTGTGTCTCTGATGCGTTTGCTTCAGGACCTGCAATAGTAACTAACAACTCTGATTTAGTACGAGTATGACCGTGCATGTCAGTGTATGTGTAGAAACTATGCCAACCTGGTGAACTGACACCTCTTGCTTTGTTTTCAGCAAGTTGTGCTTCAGTGTCATCAATGAACACTATTGTTTTTGTGTTTGAACTAGCAGCGACACCAATACCCGCTTTGGTTTTATTGGCGTTACTGTCGTCCTTACCATAAAGCGACATGGCAATCTCCGATTTTAAAAGTTGTCTATGTTATATTTATTCAAGTAGTGCTTTCTCTAGTGCTGCGACTAGTTGATCATCTACTTTATTACCTGACTTGGCAGCTGCCTTTTTAAGTAATCCAATAACAAACTCCTTGAGTTTATCTTCTAGATCTTCTGGGATCTTGTCTACTGCTGCATCAATGATTTTGATGGCGAATGGGAGTAAAAATTTAGTCATAATTAAAACAATATTGTTATATTATATAGTGTTATATTTATACCAGTTTATGCTGGTACACAATTTGGTACAGATTTACCACCTTTCATCTTAGTTCCTTGAGCTCTGTAACCCTTCCAACATGTCTTCTTCTTAGGGTCTCTACCGATATTTCTTTTTGCTTGTGCTAATGAAGCTTCCTTGACGAGCATGCCATCCTTACCTACCTTTGTACCTTTTGGTATAGGTTTGCACTTTTTCTCATCAAAACAATAGTAGTTACCTTCACTACAAGACTCCTTACTTTCCTTAACACCCAATGCTTTATCAGGTTTCTCAGGGACTTGTGGCATTATCTTTAATGTAGTACCCTTCTTCAATTTTAGTTCTTTTTTAGCTTTGATCTTAGCAGCGTAGCCAGAATCTTCTCTAAATTGCTTAAGGTTTTTCATGTTTGATTCTATCTTTTTTTCTTAAAGGAGTTCCTTTAGGATCTCTTTTTAAATCACGCTTAATTTGTTTGAGTTTCTTTAGATGTTCACGAATCTCTCTTCTTTCCATAGTATGACATAATCTTAGAAGTCATCTTCTTAGCTTCTGACTTCCATTCTTCAGTTTTCACTTCCTCTTTATGAGGTATTGTATTACCATCCTTATCTTTTTCATGGTGCTCTTCTATTTCAGCAAATAGATTCTCAATCTCTTCCTTCTTCATTCCTTTCTTAGCCATCGCTTTCTTGATAGCCTTGTCTCTAGATCCAAAGTATTCATCCTTACCAGACTCTACCTTGCCATCTCCATCATAATCTTTCTTTGCTTTCTTTTCTTCTAACTGCTCACCTTCTGGTTCAAAACCTGCTTTAACACAGTTGTCAACAGTCTTTCCACCTTTCTTTTTAGTACCTGCAAGTTTGTATCCTTTCCAACATGCCTTACCATCAAGACCTTTTGCCTTCTCAATGACGTACATTTCGCCATCAATTTCAACTTGTTCCTTAGAAACCAAAGTCATGTTCTTCAACTGAGCACCATGTGATTGTGGTTGACCAGTTGACATAGATCCTTGTCCAATTGTCATTGTACCCTTGAGAGCAACAGGGGGTTCACCAGGATTTGCATTTGATTTAGGGTCTTTTTGACTACCATCATCAGAATTTACAACACTTGGAGTAGGAATAGCACCAGACTTATCGTACTCTATAGCAGGTAACTCACCGATAGCAGACTTAAATGCTGCACCAGTTCCACCACCTTGCTTCTGTCCCGTAGGAATCTCTTCCTCTTTAATGTTAGAACCTTGGAAGCATTCGCCACCCATCCAGTTCTCATACATTTTCATCAATTGTTTTGAATACTCGTCATTTGCGGTGACAGTATTAACGGCTCTCTGTTTATCCATTTTATACTTTTAGACAGTCTTCTAGGTTCTATTTATATCTCTAATATCCTTTACCCACGCACGGAACATTTCACCATCCTCAGTAACACATATAACATAGTTAACACCTGCTCTGTGGATCTTACCTTTTTGTCCTGTGGTAGCATTCATTATGTAATCACCCTCAACAAATACTTCTTTCTTACGGTACTGTTGTCTGAGTGCCTGTTCACGTAGTTTTCTAAAATTTTTCATTTAGCATTTCCACTTCCGTAGTGCTAGTGCCTTACGGGTTGGTCTACCTTTTGAGTCTTTCATAGGTCCTTTGACCCCACCCATACGAGCACAGAAAGATCTTTTTCTAGGACCACCCTCTGGTTGTGGTCGTTTCAAATCACTACCAGGATTCTCACGCTCATAAGACTTGCGACCCTTTTCATTGAGTCCACCAGACTTATTCTTACCTTCCTTACGTTGCCAAGCAGATTCTTGGAAATCTTGAAATGTTTTCATTTAAAATTTGCTGGTAAATTTGATGCAATTTCTACCATCATAGCGTAGCAGTCTTTATCATTCAGTGTTTTTGGTATACCTGCACGAAATGCTTTGAAGTCACCAGCAAATGCTGCTCTTCTCATCTTAGTACCAGATACTGCAAAGGTATCACCATCTGCATCTCTACTACCAGAAGATACTATTTCTAAAGCACGAAATGAAAAATCTTTATCATTGCCATTGTATTTATGTAACCATTGCATCGCAGCGACCCTATCAGATCCTACCATAAACACCGCTTCATCGTATCCTCCCATCATTAAATCTTGCATGATAGCAACTGGTTCTCTAGGACCGCTATAAAACTTACCTTTATGCTCTGGAAACATTTTAGTTATCCAAAACAATTTTCTATCTGGTGGTAGAGGATTAGTACCCTTAGCGTCATGACTTTGAGAGATGTATATACGATAATCATCAGCACCAGCTGCTCTCTTTACACCAGCAAAGTTGTCTTTGTGTCCAGAAGTAGGTGGTTGAAACCTACCAAATGTAAAATAACATCTTCTACCCTTTAACGCCATTGTTTTGCCAAAGTAAAGTTAATGTAAGAAAACTCTAAACGGTTAACAAACTTAATCATGTCACCATTTCTATGTAGTACATACCCTTCAGGTCCTGTAACTTTATATCCCTTGTCAGTTTGAGCAAATGTTTTAAAAGTTTCTAAATGATCTAGTTTATCAATAACCATTTGTTTAACTGTTTGTAATTCTTTGTAGAGATTAAGCATTGACTTGAATTTATATACATTATCTCTCAAATAATTCTGACTATTATGTACCAACTTACTCTTCTGTGCCTTAGTTGATGCTGTTTTAATCTTATCAAGCATCGCTGTTGTTTTATCATAGTAAAAATTATAAAGATTTTCAAATGCTGTATCAGCATTACTAATAGTACGTGCTGCTTTTATCTCCGCATTAAAAAATGGTTTCAAATACGATGCTACATGCCATTTTTCATCACCTGTACTACCTGTATTTGTAACCAACTCATCTAAAAAATCACCACACTTCTTACACATTGCTTCTATGTCTGATACATGCTTATCAAATTTCATTTCTTCTGAATGATTTAATCCTACCTTATGCATTGGTGTATCATTATTAATTACAGCAACATCAGGATTATCTTTAAAATTAGTAGCAGCTCCTGCTCTTGCTGACATAGTAGACAAATCATATCCATCTCTTTCACCCCTATAATGAGTATGAAATACCACTCCAATCTTTGCTTTTGAAATTCTCTTACCAATATCATGGTCTACAGGAATACCATAGGTAATAGTATTAGGTCTAAAAGTATAAAGTCTCTCACCATGCACATTTTCTTTCTTTACAGTAGAAGCAGTAAACATTAAATCACCCTGTATGACACCCGTTATACCAAGATTTCTAAAGTATTGAAGAGACATCTTTAATTTCTCTGCTAGATCTCCTTTATACTCAAACCTATCAACATCAGATTCTGTATAACATATCTTTGGTTCAGTCTTATTGAACACAGATTTAGTCCCAACAAAAAATAATCCATTTGCAGGATCTTTACCACACACAATTGATGGTGCTCCATCCCACTTAGTCTGCATGTAACCTGTACTGTTATCACACCCAAGCATCTTACGTAATTCTTGTAAAAATCCAACAGCTGCCTTACATCCCTCAACACCATAGTTGAGCATCTCATCTTCCAAGTGTTCTAAGTGTTTTAGTTGTGTTACGTTAGCCATTATGATGATACCTTTAAGAATGGTGCTGACTTATCTGTTCTAGAAGCAGCATATTGATACAATCTACTTGCAGTTTCATTTCTTTCAGCACTATTTCCACTCATTACAATATCAACTACTTCCAACCCAAGAAATTTAGAGAATTTCCACTGATGTTTTTTAGCACGATCTTTATTATCTGCACTCTGAACTCTCTCCATAGTAAGAACTTCTGATAACCTTGTTTTACTAGGATTTCTATGCTTATAAAGGTTTCCTCTATCACCCATCAATAAAACTCCTTGATTTCTATCAGCAAGATCAAAAATCATTTTGTCTAAAGTGTTTCCATGTGCTGCTCTTTTAGCACTATCAACATCATGGTTTCTAAAACAACCATTACCTTCACCATATACAGCTTCAAGAATCTTATCTAAAACACCACCACCAACTCTTCCTCCTTTAGCACCATCACCAAAGGAACTTCCACCTGTAATTTCTCCTTGCCAAGTATTACCTTTACCACTAGTATCTCTCATCTGCATTTTAAATCCTTGCCCATCAAAATAAGTATCAATAGAACCAAACATACTATTAGCACCACAGGAAACAAAAGATTTACGTGGTCTTGCTTCACCCATATTAGTTCTTTCTATCCTTGCTGTGCTTGCTGTGACTTTCTTTAAAGATACACCAATTAATTTTTTTTGATTTACTAAGTCCATCAACAAACTATTCCAACCTGCAAAATATTCTTCAAATGTTGTTAAAGGTGATGATATAGAACAGTCACATAACCATATATCTGCTGGAGTCCACTTATTAATATCAGCAAAAGGTTTTTCCTCGTTATCATTTACAACTTTCCAGTGATCATTAATCGCTTTAACAAACTTATTACCATGATACCAATGGAAACCAGTATTTCTATACCTTACATCAGCATATAATGCATTAGCGGTACGAATACTAGACTTCATCCAGTCATCATTCTCCATCAAATACTCATGAATATCCTCCATACTTTCTTTAGTTTCAACATGATTACGAACACTCTTAAAATCTTCTAAAGTGCATCTATAATCATCTTGTATGGGTCTATTCAAACTATATCTAAAAGCACCAACCCAACAGGCAGCACCTTCAAACAAATCAGTGTTCTCTGCACCCGCACCAGAACCACCTGTGCTACCAAACTCAGTTGTTTTTACTAAACCAGTAGGAGCAATCTTATATTCTTTAGTATCATTACCAGATACTTTTAATGCAGTTAATATCTTACCCTCGTTACCCCTCTTTTGATACCTTTTAGCAAAAGAATCTCCACTACCAATAGGATCATCAAAATCAAGTTTGCCATCAACACAATCTTTCATATCATTCAATACATCAGAAGAACATGTAATGACAGCATTAGGACCAGCAGCACCAGTAACAGGAACTGCTCTCCTTTGTTCTATAATATTAATAAGAGTAGCTAATCTCATTTGCCCATCACGAATATCACCGTATTCAGCAAATGACATATTGTTAGCCATACAACTAGACTATTACTTTCTGTATTTAGAGTCTAACGATCTCCTTTCGCTCTAACTTCAGACTTTTCTACAGAAAAACTACCACCAGGATATCTCTTCTCTAGTTTTTTTACATTACCTTTGACAACATCATCAAAATCTACACCTAATGCTATACAAGCATTAGCTACGTACCACATAACATCACCCAACTCAATAATAAGATGTTCTCTATTGTCGTCATTCCAAGGCTTACCTTGGAAGACCATCTTTTTAACAATCTCCAAAAATTCACCAGACTCAGCAGCAAGCCCAATGCCAGCAGTGGTAAGACGTTCAATGCAGGCACCTTGTCTGTCAAGTTCACCCATGCGATCAGCAAGAGAGACAAAATCTTTAGAACTATCGGATGTGACAGCATCTACAAACTGTTCGTATTTTTTAAAATCAATAGCCATAATTTATACATTCCATTCAGCAAATTTAGATAATCGGTTTTGTGTTTCAGAGAACTGTGGCATCCCTTCTTCCTCTACATCCATGACAGATGTACTATCAGCAACATCATAGAGTCTCATCTTCGCTCTGTCAATACCAATCATAAATTTTCTATTATTGGTAGGATCATTATATCTATTCTTCAATTGCTTAACTATGATCTGATTTTTATCATCTAGTTCCTCACTAGATATTATAGCAAACATAAAGTCAGCAGTTGCAGGTAAACCAAAACTTTCAGATGTATCTTCAAGACCAACATCACTACTTACAAAACCACTTCTTGTTGTTTGAGTAGCAGAGAAGATAGGTATATCATTTTCTACAGCCATGCCTCTTAATTCTTCAGCGATTGCCTTGATGTAAGTATAACTATTGACATTTGCACCTGCTTTAAATCTAGCACTAGAACATATATTTAAATAATCAACAAATACGATATCTGGTCTAAAAGATTTCTTTAGTGCAAGTTCTTTTATTAATGCTTTGAAATGACCTGTATGAGCAGACGCAGTAGGATATTCTTTAATAATTAATTGACCTGTTGTCTTACTTTGTAATTTGTTTATCTTTGTCTCATACATTGCATATGGTAATTCTTCTAAATCACTCATGCCTACATTTAATAAGTTAGCATCTATTCTCTCAGCGATTCTTTCTTCAGCCATTTCTAAAGTAATATATAATACGTTTAAGCCCTCATTCAAAAAATGACTAGCACAATGACACATAAACAAAGACTTACCAACACCTGTACCAGCAAGAGCAATGTTTAAAGTTTTACTTGGTATACCACCTTTTGTAATTCTATTAAAGAAAGACAAATCAAACTTATATTTTTTTTCTTTTGTATGATACCATTCAAATCTATTTTCAG